AAGTACTCTGTATCTACATCTGATTTTGTCTCTGTTAGAGATGGGGGTATATCTACAGCGCTTACTAACGCGAGCAACGCCCAGACCACTGCAGATGGAGAGATAGTAGGATTCTTCCAAGATGCAGAACCAGGCACTGCGTCTTTCGGTGACTTGTGGATTGACACAGATAAAGTTACCCCGCTAGATGACACTTGCATATACAGGTACCAAGACCCTACAGCTGGGTCTCAAGGCACACTAGGGTGGGTAAATACTCCAAACAACGCTGTTGGTAAAGTTTACCTAGACGCGTACGTAGCCCAGAACTCAGTAGCCTCATTAAACACTGGGATTACTGATGGTACCGTAGCTGTCAACCTTACTTCGGCGACCATAGACGGTACGGATACAATTCAGACGTACGTAGGTGGGGAGATAGACAAAGAAGTAGTAGTTTTTAGTGGGGGCGACCACACCTCACAGACGGGAATGAAGGAGAATGACATCTTCATTGAGAGTACTACAGAGGTTAGTACGGGGGGAGTAACCGTAGATGTAACCAACACTTACAAGTACCAACCTAAAGTTCCTGCAACAACCCCGGTTACGTACGAATGGTCTCAGATAGGCAATAATAGCAACCTTACTGCTTTAGCTGACTTAGCTGACGGTAAAAGAACAATCTATAGTAATGCTTCTGATGATGTACCTACAGGGGTAACACGAGATATATGGATTCCTATAAGTGGAACTGCGGACACTACGTACACCCCCGGGGCGATATACCAAAGTGACGGCGCTAACTGGACGGAAGCCACTATATACACTGATGATACTTTAGCGGCTACTAAAACTAAAACGTACTACCAAAACGGTATGCCTGACTTCGTTGACGACGGAACGGGGGCTATGGTAAGGAACAACCCAGCTACTCTAGTTCTTCAAAACGGAGACACCTGGGTAGACCTAGACAGTGAGAATATGCTGTGGGCCTTTAAGTCTAGCACTGGTACGTGGGAGCCTGCGCAAGACGGTAGAATTGTGACCGTAGAAAACATAGCCAACGGTAAGGTTACTACTTACTTTGAGGCTACTGCCCCAAGTGCTCCAACGCACACGATGTCTACAGGTGACCTTTGGTTTAACACTACTAATGCGAAGTACACAATGTCTCGCTGGCAGGACACAGGAGCTACTCCAAGTGTTGATGGGTGGGTATCTATACCTGACTCGGACATAGCACAAGCTATAGCAGACGCGGGAGACGCTCAATCGGCTGCAGATGGTAAAGTAACAAGCTACTTCTCAACGACTATGCCTGACTTCAACGACACAGTTACTTCGGGAACCTTTGTCCGTAACACCCCAGCCACTCTAGTTCTACGAGACGGAGACTTGTGGTCGGATACTAGTGATAACGGAAAACTATACCGGTTTGATTGCGGTAGCGATTGCAGCACTGGCGCTTGGGACGAGGTAGGGCTTGCTACTCAAGCCTATGTAGGCGAACAGATAGTAGAACAGGTAGGTTACTGTGAGCGCACCGTTACTACTACCGGCGTTACAAACATAGCCTCGGCGTACGCTACTAAAACTACGTGTGAGGCGGCTACGCAAACGGGCAGTACTTTTGCGTGGAAAGATGACGCCGCTATGGCGGTGGACACCCACACCGTATCTACCCGAGTAGGCGACCGTTTCACTACGGTAAACACTGTAGCGAGCTCTGTAGACGGAATTGAAGGCAAGTACGCAGTAAAAATTGATAATGGGGGTCACGTTACGGGGTATGGTTTAATATCTACTAATAACGACGCTACCCCAACTTCGGAGTTTGGAGTACGAGCTGATACCTTTTGGGTAGCTCCCGCCTCGACAGTGGCATCTTCCGCCCCAACAACAGGCTTGTACAAAGGTAGAGTGTGGGTTCACGACACTACCGGCGATATTAAATACTACACGGGTACCGCTTGGTCGACTACACCCCAGACAATACCTTTTACAGTTAAAACGTCCCCCACGTATGACACCGATGGAACTACGGTTCTTATCCCTGCGGGCGTATACATAGAGTCTGCCTTTATCAAGAACGCAGCTATTACTAGCGCTAAGATAGGACTTTTAGCTGTGGACTCAGCGCATATTGTATTGGGGGCGATTACAGAGGCTACGATAGGTGCCGCTGCCGTAACCAGTGCAAAAATAGGTACCGCGGCAATTACAACGGCTAAAATAGATAACGCTGCTATTACAAACGCTAAGATTGCCAATGCTGCTATTACAACGGCCAATATAGATAACGCTGCTATTACAAACGCTAAGATTCATGACGGTATGCAGAGTGCTAACTTTGACTCAGGTATCGCTGGATGGAGAATGTCCAAAGCGTACGGCTTGGAAGTTAATAACAACGGCGTGTTCAGAGGTAAGTTAGATATCGGCAAGGCTACCTCAGGAGCACGCTTAGAGATAAACAACTCTAGGATTAGAGTGTTCGATGGCTCCGGGAACCTACGAGTTGTGATGGGTAATTTAGACGTTGTTCCACCTAGTAACACGGTGGTCAACGCAACGCTATCTTCATCTGCCACTGTTGTAGTTGGTAGCACTATTACTATAGTATCAACTGCGGACTCTACTAACGAAGTTTGGTTAGCCCCTACAGGTACTGTTAGTTTCGCTAGTAGTAACATTATGACCCACTCAGTAAGTGGTGTGTCTACTAGCATCGTATCCCCTGCTTCCGAAGGTACATATTATTTGTACGTTATTGACCAAGCGGGCAACGTGTCCAACAGGTCAACTGCGTCTATTACTACCACTGCTATGTCGGATGTTGTTCTACCAACTAGTACGACAGCGTCTCCAGGCGGGTCTGTTACTATCGTTTCCACAGGTTACGTTGACAGCCAGATTTGGCTGGTTCCTTTGAGTACTACGGTGTTTAGCCCTTACACCAACCAGACTAAAGCAGCGAGTGGCACCTCTACTACTATTTTGGCTCCAACGCTAGCGGGGACATATTACATATACATTATAGATGGTGCAGGTAATGTATCCAACCCTTCAACTGCTTCTGTTACGGTGGCCTAGTGAGCTTCGGTTTTGAAATACTCGATAGCGCTGGTAACTTAGAACTAGACACAACCAGCATAGGGCTACAGGTCGTTCACGAGGTTACTTTAACAGCGGCCTCCACTAACGTGACGTGGGTTAGCGAACACTCCCCCTTCTACTTCGTGTACTTTTCTATGCACAGTAGTGGGCACATGCAGACCCTGATGTGGACCGACGTTACCCCTGCTGGCGCTCCTGTTAACTCTAACACGTACACCTTTACCGTTAACTACGGAAAAACTCTAGGAAACGTTCGCCTGGTTGTCATGGGGGGCGATGCGTACTCAGTAACCGATGCGGGGTCTACTGCTGTTGGAGGGCTAAGATAATGTCCGAACAAGGAATTTCGTTTATAAACAATAACGATACAGCTATTATAAGTTCAGAAGGTTTGGGGTACGAGTGGCACAGTACTCAGACGTACGCTAACAGGTTTAGCTATACGGCACTACTTACTGGCGTGTGGGAGACGTATCGTGTAAATACAGGGGACAACACCAACCCTCCTTTAGTATTCGTAGCGGACCTAGGGCTTTCACTTGAACCCGGAGGCGCGGCCACTCTTGCGGACACCGCTAAAATGATAATAGTTACCTCTGTGAAAACCGCAGGTACAGGTATATGGGACATAGTCCTACGGAGAGGACAGGACAAACTGTCGAGCGCTAGTTTCCCACTGACGCTATTGTTCTTTAAGAAACTACCTTCCTATAATCCAGTGGGGTATGGGGTAGTAGTTTATGACCCAACAGGAACGCAACCTGTGTATGACTCTACTAGAAAAATGCTCATGCCCCGCGTGTTTGGTAGCTTCGGAGGTTCCTACATCACCCACTCTATAAACTTTAAGAATATAGCCAACTACACCACCACGCTGACAGCGCTTAGTATAACCCGACCAGCTTTTATGATATCTGGGGGTATCCAAGGGTACCAGCGGCAGTATCTTACAAAGTTTGATGGGGTGGACTACTACTGTTACAGGTACCACAGCATGTTGTACGGTTTATATAGTGGGGGGGTAGCGTCGTTCTACGGGTGGGTGGGTCATAACTCTGATGAGGGAGCTACCTCATCAGTCGCAGACGCTTGTGGGCCGAACTTCACCTCAGATACACTAGGGATAATATCCGCGGCACAGCAAGTAACCTACATGATTATAGATGCCGATAAGTACTAAATAAAACTCCCCCTAACTCGCTAACTATGATATATAATAAACTTGTGCTAAATAGTATACAAAGCTCCCATGAGTGAATCGCGTTTAGTCTTTGATGATAAAGAGCGTGTTGGCAAGTGGGTAGCTGAAGAAGTAGGACAAAGAACCTCTTGGGGTTCGTTCTACGCTATGGGCGCTGAAGTAGACGGTCAAATTGTAAGCGGCGTTGTATTTAACAACTTTAACGAGTGTAACGCCACTGCACATATCGCAGTCAGCAAACCCAGTAAGTTACTTTTAGAACTGTTAGACCACGCGGTAATACAATACGCATTTGGGTCATGCGGTTTAAAGAGACTTACGGGGTTGGTCGCAGCTGACAATTCCAAAGCATTGAAACTAGATAAACACATCGGATTCGAAGAAGAAGGTGTAATGAAACAGGCTGGGTCGGAAGGACAAGACGTTAAACTTCTGGTACTATGGCCTCAGAACTACTTTAGAGGAAAAGCTAATGAGTAAAAAAGATGTAGAAGCCCCTGACTATACCCCACTGACAGACGCGGGTTCCGCAGCTTCAGACAAAATGGGCCAGTTGGGGCAAGACCAAATTGACCAAGCTAAAGCGATATACGACGAGAATAAACCTAGGATGGATGCGATAGGTGACGCGCAGACAGGTTTGATGAACGACCAAGCGGCTCAAGGTAAAGACTACTTCGATTACTACAAAGACACTTTTAGACCTCTAGAGAAAAGCATCGTTGCAGATGCAAACAACTTCGACACCGACGCGTACCGTAACAGGCTCGCTACTCAAGCCGCTGCAGATGCAGGGCTGGCTTTTAACAGAACAACTAAGGCCAACGAACGAGCTATGGCAGGTATGGGTGTCAATCCAAATTCAGGTAAGTTCCAAGGTATAGGTGCTCAGAACGCACTTATGCACTCGGCGAACAGAGCTGGTGCAATGACAGGTACTAGAGAGCGTGCAGTAGATGCAGGCTTCAACCGTAAAGTCCAAGCAGCAGGTTTGGGTAACTACTTATCTGGAGCTTCTACTTCGGCGTACGGCAACGCAGCTTCTGCTGGTGCTAACGCTACTAACGCTTATCGTGGAGCAGGGCAGGACTACATGCAAGGTATGAACCAAGGTGCATCAACAATCGGTACCGGTCTAAACATGAACTTGAATACTATGGGCAACGTACTAAATAACAAGACTAAGATAGCCATGCAAGAAAGTGAGAACCGAGGTAGTTTACTTGGTGATATTGGTGGCGCCTTTGGTGCAGCGGCTGGTGTGTACAACACTGGTATGTTTAACGGCGGTAAACGCGGATTCTACGGAGGTTAATTATGGCACGTAAATCAGGATGGCAACAGTTTGCCGATAACTTTAAGTCTACGTACGACGCGGTAAACGACTTCGGTCGAGACGGCGCGGCTAGAGACATCATGGGCCAAGAAGTAGAGGAGCAGTTCGATGCTTCAGGTGCATCAACTGGTTTCTCTATGGGCGGTAAGAACTACGGCACCATGGACGATATTAGAACCGCTAAGTACCAAGGGTTAAGTGACAACGCTGCCCGCTACGGAGACATTGCCGGCTCACTGGATATGCAAGCTAAAATAGCAGACATTAGAGGTAAAGGACTAAGTAACAAATACGACTTTGAGTCTATGCAGACCCGCCTTGACCAGTTGGAAGCAACCAGAAAAAAAACTGAGGCGTCCACAGGTTTAACTGACGCCCAGACAGGTGGAGTGGTAGAAGACACTAAGTTTAAACAAGAAGTGAACCCTATTAAGGTTGAGCAAGCGCAGGCAACAGTAGACAAAACCGTAGCCGATACAGGCCAAACGTTTGCAAACACAGAGCTTATAGACGCGAAGACTAAAACAGAACGCCTAAACGCTAAGCAGAAACAAATTGACGTGCAGACGGCCCAGATGACGTGGAACCAAAACAAACCACTAAACGATGCGCTACTAGAGCACCAGAACACTAAATGGGGTTCTCCGGAAGAAGCTAAGAAAGCCCTTATAGAGGTGTTTGGTCTTCACGGCGACCAAGAAGGTAAAGGCGCTGCTATGGTTAAGACCATGGACGCCGCTCAAATCGCTGGCATACTGAAAGACGCTAATGTTAACTCTGCGGAAATCCAAGCTATGCTTGCTGACCCTAAGAGCGGTATCCAAGGCGTAGCCTCTTGGTTAAGTGATAACGATGGCGTTGAAGGCAACGAAGTTAGAAGGTTTACCTTGGAAGACGGTAGCGTTGTACTAGCTAATTCTTTCACCCACGAGAATGGGGACACTGTTCCTATGGAGCCGTACTACGTGCAAGGCGCTAACGAAGCAGAACTAAGAGCCAACGTGCAGGCTTTTGCCACTCCAGGTGGTGCGCTACAGTTGGCTAACCAAATGGCTACGTTTAAAAAGAACAAAGCTGGACTTGGTAAGATTAAAGCCGAGACGAATAAGCTTAACGCAGAAGCAAAAACCGGCGGTAGAGACTACGAAGGTGACCTAAACGTTAAGTCGATGAACGAATTCACTAGTGACCCTGACGGTACGTACGCCAAACTAGTTAGGGCAGCAACAGCGTCTGGGCTTAAGGTTGACTGGGACAAAGTTGCAGAAGCCGAGATAGCACACCAACAACTATTAAACCGTGCGCGCGGAAACAACAGCTCGAACACAGGTTTGGGCGGCGGAAACAACAAACCAGTTGAGAATAACGGCGGGTTTTCAACGCCACGTGTAAAAAAGTAAACACCGGAACCTAAAATGGCAACATACGAGACCACGGGCCCAGACGGAACAGTATACGAGTTCGATGGCCCTGATAACGCAACTGATAAACAGCTAAACGATTACGTCCAGCGCACCTTTGGCGCAGAGCAGACTATACCCAGCAGAGGAACTAGTGGTGCTCAAACCGATAGTGGGTATGACTATAAGTCAGAGGAAACAAGTGGCGTTAGAGATGTAGCTGACGTTGCTACCGGTCTAATATCAGGTACTGCGAAAGCAGCAGGAGCATTAGTTGGACTTGGTTCTTTGGTTCCAGGGTTGCACTACGTAGCCGACCCGTTGTCAGCTTGGCTACAGAAAGGTGGCGAAGCACTAGACGAGGCTCTACTATCCGATAGACAACAAGAGATTAACCAAGAACTATCCACACGACTTCAAGAAGCTGCAGGTTCATTAGGCCCTGACGCCTCTACTATGGACTACATTGACGCTATGGTTGCCCAAGGTGGCGAAGCTGGTTCATTTGTAGCTGACCATCCAGGTCAAGTTGCCAACCTAATTGCCACATCTGTACCTTACATGTTTGGTGGCGGTCTCGCTGCTAAAGGTATTAAAGCAGGTGCCGAAGTGGCTGGTCTTGGTAAGATAGCTAACATGGGGCGTAATACCGCAGCCGCAGTTGGTGAAGGTGCTATTACGTCTGGTGAAGTAACTAAAAATATTATTGAGAAGACCGGTACGTCCGGTGAGTACAGCACAGACAGACTAGCTGCTGTCCCAGCAGGTATGGCAACCGCGGGTATATCACTGATTAGCGGAAAAATGGCTACCAAAGCGGGTGTACTCAACCCTGATGAGGTCGTTACTAGTAAAGTTACAGGAGCCGCTACCAATTTAATAGAGCAGTCGGCCAAAAAGGGTCTACGAGCTAACGCAGTAGATGTTGCTAAGGGTGCTGGGTTCGAAGGTGGTGAAGAATTATTACAAGGTGCGCAAGAGAAAGTATTTGAGAACCTTGGTACTGGTACCCCACTACTGGAGGACGTCGGTGGTGATGCCGTTATGGGCGCGTTCGCTGGTGCGGGACAGGGTGGTGGTGTAAACATCGCTAGGGCTGCATTAGCCAAAGACGAATTAAGCGAAGCTAGTAAGGAAGCACAGGCTGCCATATTAGCAGAGCAAGCGCAAGCCCTAGAGGACGACGAGTTTATAGGTGACGCAGGCGCTATAGCGTCCACTGAAGACAGTAGAGCCTTCGCTGTTAAATGGTCTAAGATACTAGGCGTTAGCACCGATGAGGTATTCCAAGACCCACGTTTTGACATTGTTCGTCAGCAGCAGGAAGAAATAAAACAAGAAAAGATTACTAGGACTAACCGACGCAAAGCCGCGGAGTCGTTCCCCGACGAGAATAAGTGGGAAGAAGAAAACGCAGCGAACCAAGCACAGCAGCAAAGACTAGACATAGCCAACGAGCAGTCTGACCTTGGCTCTGCGTTCGTAGCTTGGCAGGAAGAAAACGAGCAGTACGACACTAATGACAATGTCATAGAAGCGTTCTTAAGCGACCCAGCGGTACAAGACTTACTCCCAGAAGTGGACGACAGTAGAGAACCGTACTTCGCTGCTTTGGATGCACACTCAAAATTTAAAGATGTAGAAGCTAATAGAACTCCGGAAGAACAAGCGCAAGTAGACGCTATTGTTGCTCCTCTAATTGACGCACTAAACGTTGCTAACTCAGATAAAAACCTAGGTGGCATTGCCGCTGTGGAACAAACGGCTAGAGAACAACTAGACCCTGCTGAGTGGGCGATTGCTAAAAGAAACAACGCAGGCCCTAAGAAGGGTAAAGCTAAAGCAGCCGCTAAGCCGGCTACTCCGGGCCCTATTTCGAATGAGGTACCGGGGACTACTGAAGCCCCTGTTATTACTTCTCCTTACAAAGAGAACTCTAAGAAAGACTTAGCCCATAAAGAAGCCACTGAAGCCCTAGGTGACTTGGAAGCGTACCCAGAAATTACCAAAGCTATTGAAAGTAAGAAAGGCGTGTACGGCTCCGGGGAAACTCTGTTTAGTAGAACACTGGCTAAGGCTAAAGTTAAGAAGCGACTAGCAGAGCTAGGGACTACCACTGAAGGGGGTTTATCCAAAGATAAATCTTCAGTAGCGACTAAGGACGTAGGCGCTAAAATAGCAGCCGCGGTGGCTAGTGGTGAAATTGAGTTAACCAACACACAGGTGAAGGTACTGGATGTAATCCTTGATGCTATCGAAACTGATACACTAGGTGAGTACTTCTATGGAGACGGTAAAACCGGCTCCGCAGCTATCGCTAAAGCCGCAGGCCTTAAAGGTCGCTCGACAGCAGACGCTGCTGTTAAATCTATTATGGGATACTTCACCGAATTTGCAGGTGAAGGTACTAAAGAACAACTAAAAGCTACTAAGTTGCGAACTGAAGATGGCAAGACCCTTGGGGAAGCCTCGGTTGATAACGAAGATGCCCAAACAGCTGAAGTAGAAGGGTTCGTTCCAAACGAAAACGAAACTAAAAAAGTAGTAGCCGACGCTGACGAGACGTCAAACGACGACGTAGTAGACGTGTTTGACCATGGTATGGGCAGCGTCGCAGCAGGGGGTACCCGTGCTATAGAAGGCGTTGCGTCTCCAGACAAAAAGGGAAAAGCCCTAGTTGCCAAGAACGCGGAAGCGAAAGGAAAAACTGAGGACCAAGCTAGGATTAACAAGTCTCGTAAGGGGCAAGAGGGTTTAGTCTCCCGCGTTATGGGGGACAAAGGTATGGCTAAACAAATACAAGAATCTTGGGACGAAAGCAAACCAGAGGAAGCCGGTTCGTTCAACGACTTACATGTAACAGCTAAGTACGCTTGGATTAACGCTGTGGGCCTTGCTATGGAAAAGGGAGACCCTTCGGCTCTAGTAGAAGACGCTCAAGTAATTAACGATAAATTTAGTAACCAAAAAGGAGAGACTCCAAATGCTGAACCCAACAAAAGGACAGAAGTTAAAGATGAAAAAGTGGTTAACGGACAGCGCAAAACTGATAGGCGACCTGAAAGAGCTGGGGCAACCGCTGATGGACGTGGAAAAAAGAGTACTGAAACAGTACGGAAACCGAAAGTAGTACAGCAACTGGAAGCCGGCGCGAAGGATATCCTGGGCGCCCTATGGGCCTCTGAGTACCCTCACCTAAAGAAAATACTAACCCAGAAAAAGTACAAAGCGTTTGAGTCCGAGATAACCGACATCGCTAAAGCTTTGGAAGATGGGCGCTCGCACAAGTCAACTAAGGATGTGATTAAGAAAGAGGAGTCCACGGCCGCCGCTAGGGACAACGCCATAGCGTTTGCAAACAAAACGCTAAAGAGTGACGACTGGTTCTTAGACCACCCTACGTTGTCTGAAATGCTACAGGCCCGAGACTTTCCTGGTTTCCGTGCGGAAGTATCTAAGCTAGCGAAAGCGGAGAAGAAAGCGAAAGCGGAGCGTAAAGAAAGCTTCTCAGACGCTGCGAACGCCATTGCGGCTATGCGTAAACCGAAGGCTACTGCCGAAAACAATAAGAAGGCTATGAAGTTCGACAGCCTACTAAGTATGTTGTTTAATAAGGGGGCTGTACCTAAACTCATACGTGACCACTTCCACTTCGTGGATACGGTGGCGGAGCTTAACGCTTTGTTCCCAAATGACACACCAACTTCTACGGGCGTGGGTGGTGTTTATAGAACCCAGCAAACCGCCACCGGTTTGGATGAAGACGTGGTATTCGTTATGGAAAACATCGAAGAGGGTACCGAGTTAGCGCTGTTCCTGCACGAAGTAGGAGTGCATCTAGGTTTGGAAAGCTTGTTTTCCGACTTAGACTTGGAGCACGTAATAGGTAAAATTGAAACTTGGATGGTATCCGACCAGCCTACGTTACCTCTAATGAAAGACGGAAGTCTGGACCCTAAAGACCCAGTAGCTATTGCCGGTAGAGTGTCGGAACAACTGGCCCGCATTAGAGCTAGAGCGAAGGAAGAAGGTAAAACCATCCCCGGTAGTACTATAGAGTCTGAAACCATCGCTTACTTCATACAGTACGCAGTAGAAGCTGGAGTAGAGCCCTCCGCTGTCGCTAAGCAAGGTAGCGTAGAAAACATAGCTTTTCTAATCGTATCCTCGTTTAGAAAAGCTCTACAAAAGTTAGGGATGTCTAGGGCCGGAGTTGCAGAGTTGACTGTTGAGGACTTGTTGGACTTATCGCTAGGAGCCGCGCGGGAAGCAATGGACGAGTTTGGTTCCGCTAGCCGCGAGATTAGTATAGGGTTCAAAAGAGAAGCCCGTGACGCGAAAGACCTTAAAAGGCTACGAAAAGACGCGAACCAAGCCGCTCGTTCGCAAGAGTCCATTAACCCAAAAAAGAACAAAAAAGACCTTAGCAATACTAGAAAGACTATTAAGGCTGTGTTTGGCGACACGGGTATCCAACATTGGGAGACGTTCAGTAACATAATGAAACGAGCTTCCAACGAAAACAAGTTCTTGCATCAGTTTATTGAAGAGAACAAAATTAAGATGCCCGGTGCTTCTATTTGGTTTAACTTAATACTGAAGGCCGAAGAAACAGCAAACCAAATTAAGAGGCACGTAGAGGGTGTTGCGGTGCAAGCCCGTGAGATGTCCGATGAGCGTCTAGCTGTTGTAAACAAATTTATTGCTGACTCTACTTTGGATAGAGCCTGGGGTTATGACCCTAAGTTTAAAGGTAGAAAAGTAAAAGTCGACAAGGAAATGAGTAAGCGGTTCGACGCTTTACGGCCACCTGAACAGCAACTAGTTAAAGACGTATTCGCCCACGGCGAAACTATGATACAGCGTAAGCGCGCTATTGCTAAGGCTAAAGGCGTAAGTGACGCGTTCTTCCACACTGGAGTTCTAGACGGCCCATACGCACCTCTGAAACGTTTTGGTAGCTACGTTACGACCCTTAAGTCTGGAGCCTTAATTAAAGCAGAGAAAGCGTACGAGCTACGAGCCAACAAAATAAACAAACGTCGCGTAGATAACCTTCGCGCTAAAGAAGCGCACTTCGTAGTTAAGTTCTTCGACACTATAGGCGAAGCTAGTAGATTCAAGAAAGAAAAGAAAGCGTTGTACGAGAGCGCCACTACTACAGAAAAGATTAAAACGGTGAGTGAAGGCAACGTGTCTAACCACAAGGTTCTTAGTAAAGTACTAGGCACCATGAAGGCTTCTAACATAGACCCAACGGCATACAAAGCCATGGAGTCTTTGGTACAAGAAATGTACATGAGTTCGCTAGATGAGAGTAACGCAAGGGAGTCCCAAGCCAAGCGAGAAGGTATAGCTGGGTTCGAGTCTAACATGATTCGCTCGTTTTTATCTCATTCAAGAGCCGAAGCTAACTTAATTTCTCAGATGGAGCATGGCGCTGATATAGCCGCGGCGCTAGTAAATGCGGAGCAAGAAGCTAAGACTGACCCTGAGGAACTAGTACCGGTGTACAACATGTTAGTGTCGCACTACACATCTATGTTAGAGGGTAAGGAGACACCAATAGCAAACACTATAGCGGCGTTTAATACTGTGTGGATGCTTACATCAAGCGTGGGCTATCACTTTACAAACGCCACTCAACCGCTGATGGTTACTGTACCTGTACTGGCCGCTACGTTTGGGGATTACAAAGGGACTATGAAAGCTCTGTTGCCTATGTTTGGCACGGGGTACCAAGTAGCGCGAGACGTGGTTACGTTTAAAAAACAAAACGGTAAGTTCTTACACAGACAAGCGGAAATTGACTTTTCTAAGCTAGACCCTAAGTACAAAGAGTTGTTCAAAATGCTGCAGGACCGAAAGCTATTAGACGTTGGTATGGAACAAGACCTAGCTGAGTTTACTAGACTTAACACTGGCTCTGATGTACTCAACAAAGCGAGCGGTGCTGCTAGTGATGTAACACACCGACTGTACCAAGCAGCTAGAGTAGTAGAGATGTACAATCGTGTGTCTACAGCTGTAGCAGCCCACGATATGGCGATTAAGCAACCGGGTAAGATTAAACACCTAGGTATGACGCCTTCTCAGTTCGCTATGAAGATTGTTCAAGATACACAAGGTGACTTCTCTAACACGGACGCCCCAAGACTTCTTAAACGACTTCCTAAGCTAATGGTTCAGTACCGTAAGTATCAATTCATGATGGGTTGGGTTTACGCCAATGCAGCGAAAGCCGCGTGGGCGGGGTCAACTGCGGAAGAAAAAGCAGTGGGGTACAAGACCCTAAGATACATGCTAATGCACGCAGGTATGTTTGGAGGTGTTAGAGGCCTTCCTTTCATTGGTGTAGTAGCTGGAGCGTTCTCCTTATTCTCTGGTGGTGAAGAGCCGGAAGACATCGAACGTATTATCGGTAAGTACATTGACGACCCGGAGTTAGCGAACCTAATATCTAGGGGACTGCCTTCTATAATAGGCATAGACATGTCAACCAAATTAAGCCAAGACAAAATATTTCACCCAGCACCGTTCATAGACCTAGAGTTGTCTCAAGAAGGACTTAGAGACGCGTTCTTTGGTACCTTCTTAGGCCCAACTGGTAGCACAGCGTCCAGCGCAATTCGTTCCGCAGAGTTCGCCTCTGAAGGAAACGCGTACCGTGCCGTTGAGTCCGCTATGCCTAAAGGCATTAAAACAATCATGGAGTCGTGGAGAATTGGAACCGAAGGTTACTCGCTTAGAAACGGAGACCTAGTGGCTGACCCTAGTCACTTTAGTAAGTTACCTTTACTAGCAAACGCACTAGGTATTCCTGCCGCTGACTTGAGTAAGATTAAGTGGACCTACGGTCAACAGTACGAGCTGAAAGAGTACTTCAGCGAAGCTCAGTCTGACATTAGGAACCAGTACATGGATGCTGATGAAGCAGGTGACTTCAAGAAGATGGCCGTGCTTGAAACAGAGTTCCACGAGTTACAGGACGCTAAGGACAAAGTAAGACCGTTCTTCAACAATGATTACAAGGCCCTTAAACGAACTTCTATTAGGTCCCTATTAGGGGCTTCTAGGAAACAAGGGAAACGGGAACGCAACTCCAGACGTAGTTTGGGAACCGAATAGTTCGCTGCCTTGGTACAGGCTAAACAGTACCACTAAAGGCTCGGTTTCCTCTTTTTCCGGGCCTTTCTTTTTTGAGGAGAAAAATGTTTCACACTGCAGAAGACTATAAACCCATAAGAAAACTTACCGATAACGTCGAAGTCATCTTGGCTGAGTACCTAAAGGTGTCATCCAAAACAAAACAGTGGCCTGAGGCGCACCTACACAATGGCAAGTGGGAAGCGTATGGTATAAAGTTCCAAGGCGAAGACCTGCTTAACGAGTGCCCTAAAACTACTGAGATAATAAACAGTATTCCTGGAGTATTCATAGCTGGATTTTCTGTTTTGAAAGCGGGCTGTGTTATAACACCTCACGTAGGTTACACCGACTCGGTATGGAGACTACACCTAGGGTTGATATGCCCTCCTAAATGTTGGATACGTGTTGGGGAAGAAACACACCACTGGAAAAAGGGGGAAGCTGTATTATTTGACGACACTATAGAGCACGAGGCGGCTAACGAAAGTGATAGCGACCGCGTTATTCTTATAGTGGATGTCAAGAAGTAGGTAGCCCGTCTCGTCGGCTAGTCGGCTAGGTCACACCCCCTGGAAATCGCCTCCCTAATACGAAAGGCTAGGTGGAAGTCCCCCAACTGCAGGCGTTTTTTAACGGCACACCTCCTGCTGGCACCTTCGCGTGGGGAAAAACATAACATGAAAAACCCCTCTCGCGAAATTACTCTACATCTAACAGCGTCTCAGTGGCTACACCTTCGTCGGTTTCAACCAAGTTCAAAGGGGCGTTGTCGCCGAACAGTTTGCCATAGTTGAACTCGTAGCATCGTGTTTGTCCACTTGGAACTGTAGTACCCGAACCTATGTAGCACTTAGCTGCAGGCTTACCATCTGCGTGGTATATTAAATACCCGCCGCGGTCTAGTTCCTCTTTCATGGCAGCTGGAGCCACACCGTGTTCTTTACACCAATCGTTAACAGCCTTAGACATTATGTACACCTTCTTATCTTCGGTACAAACTCTACCAACTGCTGGCGCCCTTAAATGTTCTAAAGGCATTTCCTTTTTCTTGGCTCTTGCGTCACCGAACCTAAGCGTAATGATGAGTCGTCCCGGAAGCGTCGAGATAAACTGAGCGATGTGCTCACTAATATCTGTGTTACTTTCTTTACGGCTCTCGCGCATCTGAACAATTTGTTCCAGTGCCCACTTCTTCATGCCCGCTATGTCAAAAGATATTAACCCTATCTTCTCAGCAATCTTACCGGCCACTATAGCAGTTACGATAGTGTCTCTGTAGAAACGCTCTTTGTTGTCGTCGCTAGACTTTGGATTAAATTTACCACGAGCAGCGGTTATTTGCCTACGCACCCAGTCATGGTGCTTAATAACAAACCTAATGAAAGGTCGGCACGCTTCGCCGTAGACGTTGTCCATGTGGTCTTCTACAAACGACTGTGTTATGTCTGGGAATACATCGGCTCTAAAGTTCTCGGGTAGTTGTATCTCGAAGAAGCGCAACTGCGTCGCTTCAACTCTGAAGCCCGCAGGTAGTTTACTAATGTTCTCGTGTAACGAGTCGTTCGACGTGATAAAACTATTCTTAAACCACTGACCACCAACTGTGCTAAATTTACCGTTGGAACCAAGGCGCTCTTTGTCTCGTCCGTTAGCCAGGGCGTAACCCGTTCTAGTCAACTCGTCGGGCGCTCGACCGGAGAACTCGTCGAGCAGCATAGGTACGGCGCCCATAATAGCGATACGTTTAATCACAGCGTTTAGTGTGGAACCTTGTTCGCCCGTTTGGCGCTCCATGTACGCAGGGTTGCCGTAGAAACCACACGCTATCTTAGCCGCTGTAGATTTACCCGTGCCACCATACCCAGTAAAAGCGAGAGGCAGCCCGTGCCAGTTCGAAGAACCCATGAGTTCAACAAGTACAGAACCCATCGAGTGGCACACCGCGAACTGAAACGGCTCTGCTCCCGGTCTGTTGTACAGCGTGTCTATGTTAGCCGTCCACTGTTCTAAGGTTCCGGAGGTTCCGAAGTTAACAACTACGTCCGCCGGCATATCCTCGTCGCATAGTACTTCTTCCTCGCCTTCTAGCTTAATCATGTTGGTTCCTATTACGAAACCTTTTCTGTCTTCGGTCCAACCAAACTGCTTGTATGTTTTGGTTTCCATACGCCACGCTTGGAGGGTTTCGATGAGACCTTCTGCAAATTCAGCCATGTCGTTCCTTGATTTATTTGTTCTCATTAAGAAGACTTCGTGCGACGCTAGAGTCTTTGCCATCATATCCGTTGACGCTAACTCTGAGGTGGGCATGAAGAACTCACGCCACCTGCCATTCTTTTCTTTGGCACGCCACTGAATTACCCAAGTGCCCTCGGAGTCTTGTATACGGTTGATAGGGTATATGAACGACCTACAGAACGGTCTCCAGTGTACAACTCCATCGTCGTCCTTGATCGACCTAGACAATGACTTACCGTTCCAACGATAGCCGGTCATCGGCCAATATGGAATTTTCTGCCCTTCTATTACCGGTACTGTCGCAGGCTGTTCGTCGTCCGTTTCCGTTTCGTCCTTAGCGGACTCTGCTTGTTCCTTGTTGCCTAACTGTATTGAGAACTTGCACTTGTCAGCCATGGCGCAATCACTAGCACAGTCGATGTGTTTGTCCATCTCAGCACATGAAGTAGGTCCGAACTCCCACTCGTCAATCTTAGCTTGGGTTTCTTCAAACGTATAACCCTTGTACCCTTTACTCCACTCGTGTATTAGTTCCGTACCGTTCTCACAGTGCTTAACCACACCAATGGCTCTGTGCCAATGAGGCTCAGGTATGTCACCTTTCTTATCGCGGAACTCGCGGATAGCCTTACAGTGCTCTGCAATTACATTGGCGTCTGCCGTAGGGTAATCTCCTAGCGCCGCAGCGAACGGGTTAGCCCCTTTACTCTTGTCATAGTTGTTAGTAGGCGCAGGCTGTACGTCGTTGTCCTTGATGTACCCTTGGAGTTTTTCACGTATTGTTTCCGCAGGGTACTGCTTACCTAGCTTGACTAACTTAACCTCAACGGGAGGGTTAGTCTTACGGTTATGAGTACCGACCGGTCGTAGTATCCGAGCGCTATCCATGTCAACAGCCCTGTCAGCCTTTAGCCCCATATGAGTCGTGACGTCCCTCTTGAGAGCAGACAGTTCCTTCCATACATCTGAGGTAACGTCTTCATCTAGCGAGAAGTAACAGTGGTACCCACCGCCCGACGAAGTTATCGTAGGGGTAAGTTGTAACACCTTGGCTAACTGAACGATATCTGCTAGCGCTTCTTCCCTAGTAGCGTACTTTTTCTTACCGTCGCCACCAACGTCGAAGTCGTCGAACAACGAACGGCACGCCACCACGTTTTCTTGGGTTCGTATGCGCTTCTTCTTTTTTCGTTCATCGTCGTACCAATCACCAAAAGAGTTCACTGCGAAGTAAACTGTCTCACCTTGGTCGTCGAAGAACTCAGCTGCTAGCGCCGCGTCCTTAGCGCTATCGTACTTCTTGTACTTAAACCAAACGCCACCTTTGCCTGTTGGTGTAGCTAAGGCTATTATCTTCGCCCCGCTGTCCGGTAGTACTAATTCTAAAAATTGTTGAATCCCCATGTTCCACCTAGTTAGTTTAAAAAGTCCACGGTGGACTTTTTATAGAGCATAAAAAACCGGGGCGAACCCCGGCTTCCGTATTACCGCACTTAGTCGTCGAAGTCTAAACCATCTAGGGCTTCGTTGATGTTGTCCGTTTCTACTGGGGCTTTAACGTCTTTAATGTCAACCTTCTTTTGCTTCTGGAAGTCGAATTTTAGTTCTACTTCGTCATCACCGCCACCGTTTTCGTCGTAGACTACTAACTCTACAACTTGTACCGCTTGTAGTTCTAGTGACGTGTTTTGCTTACCGTCTCTTGACCAAACGTGTGCTGAACACTGCACATTACAAACCGAACCGTTACCTATAAGGTCAGTTATCGGGTTGCCGTAGATGTCTACAACTACTACAGGGCGCTTCGGTTTACCGCCTACACCAAACGTAGATGACTTCTTAAGCTTCACTTGCTTAAGCCCGTCTTCTAGTACTAGGTCGTGTTCTTGGTTTCTCTTGAACTTAGGGAATAAGCCCGTGTCTTTGTACTTGTCTGCTTGAGCGTCGTCTAGTACCACTTGGATTGTCCAATTACTAGTGCCTTCCCCTTGGTATGGTGCTTCGGGTTTGTCTGCTTGCAGTTTAGTCCACATTACTTTTACGTTGTTAAACGAATAATTAGCTATTTCAGCCATGGTGTTTCTCCTTTTTTACTTGAATGTTAATCGTCAAAATCTAAGTTATCTAGTGCTTCTTCTATGTCGTCGAAGTCTTCTACACTAGCTTTTGGCTTAGGTTCTTCCGGTTCCTTTTTTACTTCCGGCTTAGGCTCAACCTTCACCGGCGCTTCTTCAGCCTTTTCTTCTACCTTAGGGGCTATCGCGAACCCCCCTACATTATCAATCGGGGAGTCAACTACACCGATAATCTTATCGATGGTTTCGCTCTCTGTCTTGACTAGTTCGTCTATCTTTTTTAACTCATCTTCTTCGACGAAGCGTATTGCTTTGAACGTCAGCGATGGGTAGTCACCTTGGGAATTAAATCCTAGCTGAGTTACTACGTACTTAGGGTCAACACCACGCTTGGATAACTGCGCACCGTATTGCCCTAGGGTCTTCAGTGCGTACGACGTTACCTTAAGTAGCATCGGCTCACCTACGTTATCGAAAGGGGTAACGCACAGTCGCATAGAGTCTGAGCATAGTTTACCTCTACCACCCTTGTCGGTTATGCGTGAGCCCCACTGGTTGTGAGGACAGATGGCACACTTCTTAGATTGAGGTGCATCAGCGTTATCCGAAGGAGCAGCCCCGTCGTTGGAGTAACATGTAGGCTTAACGAAACCACTGTCTTCAAACCCATCAGCGTAGTACACTTTAGATTTGTTGGGGTTCGCCGCTAGTATCACTATGTCTAACGTGTCCACTCCTATTTCTTCTCTCATTCCGTTACTACTCACGTAGAACGATGGTGATTTAATTGTAAGTTGTTTGAACCCTTCCGTGCTACCTGCCGCTGCGAACGGGTTAGTACCACTGAAAGTGTCTTTTAGGTGTGCAGGTAAGCCTGCGTCTAATTCAATCATGTCGCTCATATTACTTACGCCTAAAGTTAACCACTTGGGTTTCGTTCCAGTTCACACCGGGTGGTAAGTCTTCGTTTTCTTCTTTGTATTGAAGTACAGCCGTCTTGTTAACCCTACGTTCCAACATCTCCCATGCGTTATCCGCTTTGATGTGTTCAAGCAAAGCGTCCCAGTCAGCAACTGATGCCGATACTCTTGTGGAGCGATACGCCGTACCTGAGTCCTTGGAGGACACGTTGTCTATACCCCGTTCGTTAAAACGTTTTAGGAACTCTACTTCAATGTTGTTCTGTTTATCTTTGTCTCCTGCATCGTCCGCATTGTAGTCCGCTTTTCTTCGGGCTCTACGGTCGCGCAGTGCGATGAATAGTTTCAATAAAGAACCATCATCCATTTCACTTGCTTTAGCCATTACTGCTCTCCTTTTTGTTTACTAACCAATTGTTAATGTCAGCCTCGTCCCAACGAAGAACCTTTTGAGAGACTCTTATAGGTTGGGGAAAACTAACTTCACGCCTACGTAGAGCCGGTAAAGCGCCCTTCGTAATTCCTAATTTTTCCGAAACTTCTTCCGGTCTAAGTAAGTTCATATAAGTCTAAATCCTTCCGTATGTGTTCAAGAGAGTACAAGAATACCCTACTAGTACGAACGTGTCAAGCTATATGTTCGCCTCTGTGTGCTTTTATTTCATCAAGCAACGCACCTTGCATTTTTTGTTTGTTCTTGAGCCTTGCGTACATACGTTTCTCGACTTTTGTCCCCTCAAGCATGATGATAAAGTTATTCATTTTCTGCCCCGGTCTGTTGATACGACCATTAGCTTGCTCGAATGTTTCGTTAGATGTTACGCACGAGTACCAAACGATAGTACTAGCCGCTGTCAGGGTCAGACCATGTGACATCGCAGCCGGTTGGGCTACTATAACCTTAAGGTCTTTCCCTTTTTGGAAGTCTCCGAATATACGGTCGCGCTCGTTCTTACTAACTCCACCGTAAATAGTTTCTACCGTGAAGTGCTTAGCTAGTTCCCTCGAGACCATCTTGACTGACGATACATAAGGTACGAACACAATTACTTTACCTTCAGCCGCGCTGATAATATCTTTTGTTTCTTGGATGCGTGGGTTAGAAGGTATAGTCACCTCAGTACCGTCATCGGCGTAGACAACACCACACGCTATTTGTATTAACTTGCCTAACTTAACCGCTTCGTTAACTGCTGTGATGGCACCACTGTCTGCTTGAGTCCGCAAGCGGGTAAGCATTTCGTTGTAGGCCTTGTTCTGTTCCTTGGTTAAACTTACTTGTCGGGTCTCGTACATTAGAGGGGGTAGGTCTACACACTCGTCCCTAGTGAATCTAACTGACGGTTGCATAACCTCTTTGACCATGTCTAGCGCATCGGGTTTAGGTTGCCATATAAACTGAGTTATCTGACGCATCACTTGCATCTTGAACCTATTGAAGTAAGGCGGAACCTTTTCAGGTACCAACAACTTACACTGAGCCCATGCGTCAGTTGGAGCGTTAGGGGTCGGTGTGCCCGTCATACCCCAACAGGCACGCTTTGGTGTATGCCTATTAACTATTGTGTTAATTACTTTCCACTTATCAGTACCCGCGTTTCTTGCACACTGAGCAATCTCGTCTACAACAACTAGACCGATGTCGGGCCTAGTACGAAGGTCTTCTTCGATTATAGCGACACCGTCATGGTTAATAATGTACACGTCCACATCTAGGGCGAGTAGCTTCTTGCGCTTTTCTCTTGTCCCATGCACAACTGAGAACGTCAGGTGTGGAAAGTGGTTAAACAACTCGTCTGCCCATGTTCGTTCCAACGTAGACAGCGGAGCTATGACTAATAATTTCTCTGCATCGCCTATACTACGTAGGTAGTCGTACGCCCATAAAGACGCTAACGATTTCCCCGTACCTAATTCACTTAAGTTGAACGCTCGCTTGTACATAGATAGAAAAGCTGCGGCTTCTAGCTGAGCCTTAAAGGGTTTAAACCTACCCGGCCACTCGTAGTGGTGCCTTATCGGCGCCGGTGCGTCAAATCCTAAGCTGCGTAGCACCTTGGTTTCGTCCATCTTGTGGGGTACTGCTACTAACGTTTCCCCTTTTACTTTTATCGTCTTTGCTGACGTTATAACATTGAGTATCTTGTCCGGTTCTTTGACCTTAAGTACTAGCGCCCTCTTCTTTTTCCAAACCAACATGTTCTGTCTCCTCGATTAACTTCTCTAAGTAGTGCTGTGCCTTATGTAGGTCTACAATACCGTTCTTTTCTTTGTAGCGACACACGTACTTAATGATGTTGCCCTCCAAGTAACCGAGTTTGTTTGCGACTATAAAGTCCCAAGGCTGTATCTCAGTCTGGTAGTGTGCACCGCTGACTTGCCTATCGTTTGCTATCATTTACTTTCTCCCTTTTTTGTACATCTCCGGGTTTTTCGCGCGCCACCCTCTGTTTTCTTTTTGGGTAACTACCCTAGTGTTTGAGTCTTTGGCACTACCGCCCTTAGCTAAAGGTTTCTTGTGGTCAACGTCTTTACCGTCTCCCTTCGTAACTGTACCTTTTGCTATAGCGTGTCGTCGTGCTTTGTTCTGAGCCACGCGCTTAGCTTGCACGCTTGGTTTCTTGTTGTATGCCGCTTTGGTTTTAAGCGACTTAGCCGATGTCTTGGGCATTGATTACCTCCTTAACTTGTTCAACGTCGTCAACTACAATAGCAAGACCCTCTGCATTATTAATACCTTCTATCTCTCGGTCTTGGTTTGGAGTTGTGTTCTTTAACTTACCGGGTGCCTTAGTCTCAAAAGCCATGAAGCGACCTTTGTAACACACTAAGATGTCGGGACATCCCGAACGTCCCATGCCGTTTGAAACCGGCATGTAGTACCACGCACCTATTGATACTAAATAGTCTTTGACTTTCTTTTTAACTTTACCTTCAGGTGTCATACCCATAATCTATACTCCACAAAATTCACATAGCTTACTACCGACCGGGCACCAATTGCGACACAGTCCTGACGGTTTGGCTTGCCACTTATCGGTGTCAAATGCTATCTCTAGGCGCTTAGTCCTAGGTAAAAACTCAGCCCAAATGTCTGTGATGTCATCTCTAGTGAATACTGCCTTGTCAAACTTACCGAACTTAAGCCAAATGAAACCTGTTACCACCTTGTCTACCCAAGGGTAGTAGATGAACGCCAATGCGGCGAACAGTTTAAGTTGGTTAGAGTCCGGCTTGTGTTTGCCCGTTTTCCAATCTAGTAAGTACGCTGTCTTCGAGCCTACTACACCGATGTCAACGATACCTCTACACCATACGTCCTTCGCCATCCACTTGGTAGGCTTGAAGTTGTTGTTGATAGCCATACGTTGCTCAACTAACCGCTTACCTTCGTATGTGAATATCTTATCCACGTACTTCTTGTACTTCTGTAAGTCTTTAGGTAGTTGCGCTGTACCATTAGCGTAGTCCTCGAGGTGCTTGTGTACTTTATTACCCCAAAGCGATGCTTCGTGTTGTTTCTCGTGAGCCTCTTTAGTTACTCGTGTCAGTTGGTATCTACGTGGGCACGTCTCGAACGCTGTTAGCGCTGAGTAACTCCACGGTTTAGTTAAAGTCG